CAATTGTGAGTGTGATGAATGGGCAGAACTCATGGAGCACGTTGGTGAGCATGACAACTGGTTTGCAGGGGACTACAGCAAATACGATGTACGTATGCCAGCGCACGCCACCATGGCAGCTTTCAAGGTTCTTCTGGACATTGCGGAGAAAGTGGGTGACTACTCTGCAGACGATCTTACTATCATGAGAGCGATTGCTTCTGAAGTAATATACCCGTGCGTCAATTACAATGGGGATCTCATAATGTTCAACGGTACCAATCCGTCTGGTCAGAACCTCACTGTAATCATTAATTCCGTTGTTAATAGTCTTCTCATGAGATGTTGCGCCATGAGTAAGAATCGTGAAGCTTTGCAGAAATTCAACGCGCACACGAGAATGATGACATATGGAGATGATGTCATAGGCACCGTCTCGGATAATTACGGGAAAGAGTTTGATATTAAGGTCTATAGCGAGTACTTGAAGACTAAAGATATTGTGTTCACTCTCCCTGATAAGGAATCTAAAATTACACCGTTTATGGAAAAAGAGGAAGTTGATTTTCTCAAACGGAAAGACTTCGTAAACCCCGAAGTAGGTAGAGTAGGTATACTTAGTGAAACCTCGATCTTTAAAAGGCTTCACGCAGTAGTTCACACGAGTGAGCTTACTCCCGAACATCATGCTGCTGTCAATATTGATTCTAGTCTTCACGACTGGTTTTACCATGGTCGTGAGATCTACGATAAACGCAGCGAACAACTCCGCCAAGTCGCACTGTCTAAGAATATATTGCATTTATGCATTGGTTTTAAGACGTACGACGAACGTGTGCAAAGCTGGAAGGCTAAGTACGCACCCAGCCCCGTCGCCTAACGGGGTGATCTACGATCGCTGTTGAAAAGGGCCGCTTGTATATGGTTACCACTTCTCTGTGTTTGTCACACACAGAAGATGGCTTTGCAAGTGAGGCAAGAGCTCCCATGTTCTACCTCTATTTAGAGGAGCGTTGCCGCGCACGACAAAAAGCGATTCGAGGACTTAGTCATCCTCCCATTGTACATATTGACTAACTAATACATATTTATATAAAATACATAACGAATTTGTAGGTAATTCTAAAAACCTTCACGAATTGTCTTCCACGGAGTGGGAGGCGGTTCAAACACTCCTAGCCATGGAGTGTGATCTTTGTTGCCAATCCGGTGAGCCTGAATTCACAACTTTCGTCAATAAAGACCAAACTGGAGTTGATAACGATGGTGGTGAAGAAGACCCCACTCGTGGATATCTTACTAAGGTTTCTAACGAACTTGGTGAGTTTCTCGCTCGACCAATTCGCATTCATACCACCACTTGGGGGACTGGACTTTCGTTGTCCGATTCTTTTGTCCCGTGGACAGAGCTTCTCAAAAATCCTCGTATCATTAATAGGATCAATAACAACTTTTCTTTTAAAGCTAAGTTAAAGCTCCGTATTGTTATGACGGGAAACCCTTTCCTTTACGGTAGGGCTCTTGTTTATTACAATCCACTGAACACTTTTGACGATATCACTAATCATGCCACTCTTTTTGAGGCAACGGCTATCAACCAGAGTCAGAAGATTCATGCATATCTCAACCCGACGTT